CTTGGGGTCTCTGTCGGTTATGATTTTGGTAATGGACTCTCTATTGGGGGAAAAGCCTCTTATCTTAACAACGACGCTGAAGGCACTCTTTATGATCTAGATCATGATTGGGGATTCAGTGCTGGACTTAGCTATAAGTTCTAATTTTAAATACATTTATATAAATTTTAAAAGCCTCCTTCACGGGAGGCTTTTTTTTGTGTAACATAAAGATATATGGAACCCGAAAAATCAATAATTAAAGAATTTTTAAATGGTGGTTGGCTGGTTTCCTTAATCGGGGCTGCTGCTATGTTCGCTAGATTATTACACGCTAACAAAGATTTATCTTGTATGGAACAATTCAAAAAGATCGTAACAGCGGGTATAGCTGCGACTATTGCTTGGTTTGTTCTAGAACAAACAGACGTTTCATCTCTAACTAAAGCTATTACTTATGGTATCATTGGGGTCATTAGTCCAGAAGTTATTACGGGCATTGTTCGGATCGGAGAAAAATTTGCAAGAAATTCCGATAAGTTTTTCAGAAAATAAAACTATGCAGTTTAGAGGCAAAAAAGAAGTTGTAAAAGCGGTGCAAAAACTACTGGGGGTTTTTGCTGATGGGATAGATGGTCCAGTAACGTGGAATGCTGTCTTAGCTCAAATATCTACTAAAGAAGATTCAAGTCCTAAAGGCGACATCTCAGAAAAAATGGTTTCTTTAGCAAGGGGGGAAATAGGAATTTCAGAAGTAGACGGTAGTAATTGTGGTCCTAGAGTTGATCAATATAAAGCTGCTACTTGGTTAGATGCAGATAAAGGTTGGCCTTGGTGCGCGGCTTTTATTTGCTGGTTAGTTCGGGAGGCTATTGAAGGGGAAGATGTTTCTTTTAAAAGACCTCAAACAGCAGGAGCTTGGGACTTTGAAAATTGGGCGAAGCAGCAATCTAGCAGCGGAGTAGATCTACGGAAACCTACAAATGAAGATATTAAAGCTGGCGATATTGTCGTATTTACATTCTCTCACATTGGTTTAGCTGTAAAAGACGTAGACTCAAGTGGTTATGTAACTACAATAGAAGGGAATACCAATGGAGCGGGTAGTAGAGAAGGCGGTTCTGTTTTAGAGAAAAGAAGGCATGTTTCTAAAATAAGAAGTCGAATAAGATTGGTATAGAAGATAGATGCCTATATAGAAAGTCGCAAGAAAACTGTTAAGATAATGTTTTACGGGTTTATAAAAAAAATAATTAACTTCTTAAAAACTTACAATAAAGTAGTTAACGAGGTTGTTTCTCCGAGAGTTGGCATAGGCTCAACGAGCGTGGGAATCGGCTCAACGAGCGTGGGAATCGGCTCAACGAGTTTGCCTTGGCCAAGGTTCAAGTATCTCTCAGGGGAGATACACGGTAATTTGACTAAAACACGAACTATGGCATTGGATGACTTCAATGTCATTCATTCTCTCGGTTACAAGTCGGACATGTATATTGAGACTAATACTCTTACAGATTCTATTAAGAGAAACACTGAAGGGAGTCATGGCTTTATAGGTAATGTAGAAGCTTCTGATGGCTATACTTATTTTTTACCAGCGTATTCTACTTCTATAGCTAAGTTAAAAAGGTCAACAGGGGATATCGGAATAGTAAGAAAATTCTCTTCTTGTCCTCAAGTCAGATCTGGCGCTGAAGGAAAAAACGGCGTTATTTATATGCCATCCTATACTAGAACTCTTAAAATATTTACTTACGACACTAAGACTGAAGAGACTACTTCGTTTACTCCTGAAAAACCTAAACGAAGCGGAATTGGTGGTTGCAACCATATTTGGGGTGCAGCTACAGATAAAAAGGGAGAGATCTATATGCCACCTGCACTTGGAACAAGTATTGCAAAAATTGATAAAGATGGAAAATTTAAATATTTAGATGGACCGCCAGTTACTTCAGGAGTTTCTGGTTTCTCAGTAAAATATGTTGGGGCGAATTATGTTGAGTCGGTGAACAAAATTTTCTGCTTACCTAGACAGGGCAAAATGTTTCTAGTTATTAACTGTAATGATGATACTTATCAAGAGTTTAAATTACCCGAAGATTACCTTGCTGTTGCGAATAAAAACAAGAACTTTGAAGGGTTTATCGGACCTGACGGCTGTATTTATAGCGCGTTTTGGGCTGATACGAAATGTTTTAGGATTAACCCTCATACTCTTAAGGTTGAATGGAAAGACTATGAATATGAATTTTCAGATGGTCACTTAAGTGCTAAAGCAGGTTCTGGGATTATGAGTATAGGAACAGGATACTCCACAGCAGCTTTGGTAAAAGATCAGAGCGTTTACCTTGGTTTGGCTGGGACTTCAAAAGCTATCAAGCTTGAGTTTTAAAAATGAAAAAATATAGGCAAGTTCACATTATAGTAAAAGATAGAGGATTTAAGTATGAGCCTCTCCCCAATATCCCAGAATTTAATAACGAAAAAGAAGCTTTAGATTATTGGGAATATAACAAAAATAGAATTCTTGATGTTAATTTTTATGATGATCCAATTGTCATTATTCGAAAAGAAATAAATAATGTAATGTCCAAAGAAGTTTATTTACCAACTAAATAAATTTTGTAGAAATCTTTGTTTTCTCATCTATAATCGTTAGATGGAAAAAGTGAAAATCAAGGTTAGCAGGTATGACATCTTTGATTATGTAGTAGGAAATTCTACATTTGACCCTATTGAGAAATGTATCGACCCAATTAGATATGAGGTGTTTGATACTTTTATTTTTGATAATAAAGCAAGGTGTAATATTGATCAAGACGAACAGTTTCGTGATTTTGGGGAACAAGTTACAAAATTAAGAATAAGAGCCAGAAAAATGCAAAGAGACGAAATAGATAGGCTTTGTGAAGAACTAGAAGAAATAGCACCAGTATCTATTTCTTTATAGAATGGAATTTGCTATAGATATTGAGGGAGCTTATGCTATAGGGGATAAAATTCAATTAAGCTCAATACCAGAAGCTTTTTATAAGAATTATGGTCAAAAATTAATCGACATAAAAAAAAGTTGGATTTTTGATTATAATCCGTATGTCGTTAGAGATGTAAATTTTCCAGAATTAAAATTAAAAAACCGAAATGACAAACGCATTCATTTAGCTGTTATTTATAGTAGAGATTCAAAGACTCTCCGTCGATTATGGAGAAAAGATACTCAAATTAGCAGTTTATCTAGGTCTTATTGGTTTTATATTGCTGCGGGAGTAAACCCTTCTCTTGATATGTTGAAGATGGATTTCCCTAGAGGGCCGAGGCTTTATAGATATGAAGATCCAAAAAATGTAAATCCTACACAAATAGCGATTCACGTTGGTCCAAGCGGTTCTATTGGTCGATATATACCAGATAGTGTTTTAAAAACAATAAAACAGAGATATGCTAATTACGATATTATCCAAGTTGGTTCTATTGAAGATAACTCTTCCCCATTTATAGATAAGAGAGGTATTGAGTTGTGGAAGTCTGTAAAAATTATAGCGCAAAGCGCTATCTTTATAGGTATAAATAGTGGGCCAATACACATAGCCAACTGTTATCCACATATAAATAAAAAATATATTATAACCTCTACAGCAAAAGACGAGGAGATATCTGATATTGCTCAATTCTCACCTTTAGTTGGAGAATCTTGCGGTAAAACAGAATGGGCAGGGTGGGTGGATCATGGTTGGCAATATTATAACGCTACAGAATACGATATAGGCTGCACATACTCTTATAAAAAAATATAATTATTCCCGCTGTTTTTTACATTGTGTAATATAAAGAGAACACATAAAAATATTATGGACATTTTAATTAAATTACTTGAAGACAATCCTTGGTTCGGCGTAGTAACTGCCGCGATTGCGTTTGCTTCTGCTATTACCGCAGCAACCCCCACCCCGAAAAAGGGTGGAATTTGGGCAAAGGTCTATTCTCTAATTGACTGGGCTGCCTTAAATATCGGCAAAGCGAAAGACAAAGCAGGAGATTAATTACTGCTTGAATAATTTGTTCAGCAGGATATAATACTCTAAATGAGTATTGAACCTGTTTTTTCTAGACTAGAAGCACACCGAAAAGGTTGGGGTGATGAGCTTTGGATAACTAACAATGAAAAGTATTGTGGGAAGATTCTTCGTTTTAACGAGGGGTCTTCTTTTTCTATGCACTACCATATTTCAAAAGAGGAAACGTGGTGTGTAACGAAAGGAAGCCTTAAAATAGAATTCTTTGATTTAGAGAGGGCTGAAAAAAGAGAGAGAATATTAGAAGAAGGCGATGTAGTCCATTTAAAGCCCTGCACACCTCATAAATTAACTGCACTACAAGACTCTAGTGTTTTTGAGGTTAGCACTCAACATTTTGACGAAGATTCTTATAGAATAGAAAAGGGAGATTCGCAAAAATGAAATTTCTTGTTATAGGGGAAACCTGTAGCGACAGGTTTTGTTACGGTAAATCAGACAGGCTTTGCCCAGAGGCTCCTGCTCCAGTATTTGTTCCAGAAAATGGAGTAGATAATTTGGGCATGGCTACAAATGTATATAGGAATTTAATAGCTCTTGACGAAGATACCCATAAAGATATCCCATATAAAAATCAAATTGATTTGTTTACGAATGAATCAGAGGGTCATAAAACTAGATATGTAGACACGCAGTCGAACCAAATGTTACTAAGGGTAGACACAGACTCTTATCCTTACTGTGGCGAACTTCCTTCTAATATCGAAGATTATGATGCTGTAGTTGTCTCAGATTACAATAAGGGGTTCTTAAAAGAATCTGATCTAAGAGAAATTGGAAAGAGAAGTAAACTTTCTTTTTTAGATACTAAAAAAAGATTTAATGTAGAATGGGCAGATGTTTTTACTTTTATCAAAATCAATGAAAAAGAATATTTGGAAAACGGTTGGAAACATTTAGCTCAAAACGTAATTGTAACAAAAGCCTCTAAGGGTTGTTGGTATAACAATAAAGATTATCCTATCAAGTCTCCTTCTGAAGTGAGAGATGTTTCTGGGGCTGGCGACACTTTTTTAGCCGCTCTGTCTTACGCTTATGCAGCGACAAAAAATATTGAAACAGCTATTATCTTGGCTCAAGATTGTTGTCAAAAAGTGATACGAAAAAAAGGAGTGGCGACGATATGAAGCATAAAAAGATTATTTCCTTCGAAGAAATAAAAAGAGAAAGAGAATTTGCTAGAGAACTAGAAAAGTGCGGGATCAAGAAGTTTTTTATTTTCACAAATGGGTGTTTTGATTTGTTTCATGCGG